CGTAGAATATGAGAGTCTCTCCTTAAACTACGAGTATCCTACCCGGGGGCATGCCTACCGGATGGTATACGAGGACCCTTTCAAAGTAATAGCTGGAAGGTTCCTTGCACGAGACCTCGGGAACAAAGTTCCCGAGTTGCTCGTCTGGCCTGGTGATGGTGTATCCATCATCGGCGAGATTCCGAGTTTTATACTTACGAAGCTTAAAACTTGGAATGGTCCGGCGAAAAACAGTATCCGTTTCGCGTCGATCAAAGGTCCAGAAACTAAACTGGAACTTCTCATGAACCATACGCACTGGGGTGTACGGCTCATGAAGCTCATCAATGATAACAAAGTTCCCATTGGTGATAACAAGAAGAAGGAGACCGAGCGTCTTTCCCTACTTGTCTGGGCAAAAACTCTGTACAACAGAATTAAAGCTCTACTTAAAGGACATCCAGACCCAATCTGGTATGGCCGTAAGATATACTCTGACGAAACGGAGATCCGTTCCGAAAAGAGCCGTGCTGTTCGCTTCCTTGAATGTCTCAAGACAGCGGACGGAATCTTCCTGCAAAGCTACATAGCAGTGCCGGAAGCGAACTGGTCATGGGAGAAGTTCGACCTGACCGTTCTAAAGAACTTATCGTGCTTAATTGGCGATGAGTTCTTTGATGGTGATATCAAGGAAATTTACCATGATACAACCATGAGGTACACCGAGCTCAAAAGATCTCGTAAAACCTTTAAGATGTTATCTAACCTTAATAAGTTAGAAGCAGCTTTACAAGACGTCAGCCAGAGAAAATCCTTGGTTGTGCCTTGGCTCCGCTTTATGCTCCCAATATGGGATTACACACGCGGAATAAAGGAACCCATCCACTTGGCATACGTGGATGGTATCCTTAATCAAAGTCGGGGGGCTGGACAGCCGCCAGACATGATAAAGATGCAGTCGAAAAGGAAGTTCCTTAAGACTGTATCTCAAGAACCTCCTAAGATGTCAGATACATCTAAGAAGATTCTAGAGGCCTCTATATCGAAACTAAACGATATATTGCCGAAGGAGATTTTCACTGGTTTAGACACCAAAGCGCGAATCTCGCTAAACGCCAATGCCTGCTGGGAGAAAACCCGAGCAGACGGTGGAACTGTTGAAGCAATCGCAGAGATTGTAACAACAGGTCATGTAGGGGAACCCGCATACGTGAGGGATCTCTTTACAGGTGAAGTCGAAGGTATACTAACCCTCAACGAAACCAATACTGGCACATACATCTTTTGGAGATGTCTGGATACAGTTTTAAAGTCTTCTCCTAGTAATCTTAGGAAAGCGGCTTTAGTGATGATTTCCGAGCCTGGAAAGGCCCGGACAGTCACCAAGGCATCAGCACCACTGAAAGTGGTTTTAGATGTCATTAACAAGATTTGCTCTTACCCACTGAGTAAGATTGAATCTTCTATGAGTGGAATGTCTAAGTCATCACACGCATGGAATACTTTCCGTAAAGGTTGGACGCCTGAAGGGAAAGATTTCGTCTTTGCTGAAGAAAAAGTTTCAACAAAGGCGAGACCCGACGGATCTCGAACTGTCGAGAAAACGTACCGGGATCTCTGGTTGTCCTCTACTGACTACAGTGAGGCCACAGATAAACTCCGCCATGAAGTTGCGAAACCAATAGCGGATTATTGGATGTCAAAGTGCGGAATTCCGCCCTTGCTCCAAATGATCGTCCGAGGAACTTGTTTTGTCCCTCGAGAGATCGTCTTCGAAGCACATGGATCTATGTCTAAGTGCGGCGAAGAATGGAACGATGATTCTCCTTTTGAGAACCCGCGTTTCGTGATACTTCGTCAAGGTGTCTTAATGGGAGACCCCTTAACGAAAGTTATACTGCACTTGGTAAACATCCTAGT